AACCGTGCGATGAGCCGGAAAAGATGGATGAGAGGTTTCAGTGTCACAAGTACGGAGTAAATCTGCAATGAGCAATATTTCAGTTGGTGATCGTATTCGTTGGAAGCCGCGTGGAGAGAAGCAGGGATTGGTCGGACACGAAGGAACCGTGATTCAGCTTGACTCTGCTATAAACAATGTCTGGTGCTGGGTCTTGTACGACGACGGAACCGAGAAGGATGCCTACCTTAGCGAACTGGAGAAAATCGAGTCATGAGAATCATTTCGACAGATGCGACAGCGGAACAGATGAAGCAGGATCGCAGGGCTGTTCTGGCTGCTCACAAGCGGGCCTTGAAAGAGGAGTTGACCTGGGACGTGTTTGGTGGTACAATTAGCGTTAACGGGCGTTTCTATCAAGTTGTAGAGGAAAAGCGAAAATGACTGGACAGTGGACACGAAGCGACTTTGAAGACGAGGGTGAACTTCTGTACTTCTTCAAGGGAAAGAACGGCAGAGAGGCCTATCTGGTGATGCACTCTAACGGTACGGTAGAGTTCAAGGGAACCAAAGAGATCGTGATCAAAAATGTCGGGTCTGTCAAAGAAAAGGCCGTTGTGAAGAACGCGGCCGATCTGTGGATTTGACGCAAGCCCTTGCCTCTAAAGAACTTAGAGCAAGGCAGCGGGGCCGGGTTTGACGTAAGTCCTTATCTCTAAAGACTTTATGATTAGCAATATTTTTTCAAGATTCGCTCTTGACTTGTCGATAATAGTAGTGTAAGATAGTGGTAACACGAAAGGGAATATGATGACTGTTGCTGAACTGATCGAACAACTGAAGATGGTACCGCAGGATAGCATGGTGGTGATTCCGGGCTATGAGGGTGGTTACGATAATCCCGATGTTTCTACTGGCACACTTGTTGAAAACGACAACTGGGATGGACAAGAGAAGTTCTATTGGTATAATGGGCGACACGCAGCGTACTACGTTGATATGGTTGGAGATCAGCCGGTCAACTGTGTTGTTATCGGGAGAGGCAAATGAAAACTGTCGAAAAACATGCCGAAGTACGATTTCATCTGCTTAATGGCAAGAATTATCGGAAGTGGCAAGTAAACATTATGCAGGGTAAGAAAAGGGTTGACCAATTTTATGTAGACCCTACAGAATACCAGTTGGAGATGCGTGGTTGCAAGCTGGTCAATAAGGTAGCTAGGGCAAAATGGGTCAATAAGAAACAAAAAAAGAATGTGAGTGGATGGGTACAGTGTGAGGAGGTTATGCTTCGCAAGGATTTTTATCCCTCTTTGCCTATTGACAATCTTGAGAAGTTGTATTATAATCCCATTCGTGATGTTCATTGGCGTAGGGAGAGTGATGGTGGTGAGTTTGTATGGGATAACAGTGAGTATGATACCTTAGTTACCGATGGGCGACAGGTTCATATTCTGGAAGAACGTAACGGAAATTTTGACGGCATTTACGAAATAGACCCTAAGTATACAGAAAGTTTTGGAATTTATGATCAAAATCGAACTGAGCGTGCGTGAGTCGTTGAACATGATTGCAAATGGTTGCAGTCTGGATATGTTCGACAAGATTGTGTGTGCATTGGAAGTGGCACTGGGTGTGAACCAGCGTCGTGTGGTGACTATCACTGGTGGCATGAATACGGACAACCGTATCCCGTGCATCAAGGCTATCCGACTGCACTCCGGATGGGGTCTCAAAGAGTCCAAAGATTGGACTGACTATCTGGTTGGTGGCTGGAAGTACGATACATGGCATCCTGCCCCAGCTAACACCAAGCAGAGTATGACTCTGAAAACGCCCGAAGCGGCAGAGGCACTGCTGCGTGATCTGGTGGGTTTGGGTTGCGAGGGTTTTCTCTCTTGACCTAAAGCCTTGTCCCTGAAGAACTTAGGGCGAGGCGGGGCGGCCGAATTTGACGTAAGTCCTTGCTGCCAAACAACTTAGGACAAAAATCAAAAATCTTTCAACGACGCTCAAGTTCGCCCTTGACAATGACGATACTATACTGTAGAATGAGAGTATCACAAGTCAAGACCCCACGACGATGCACAACATAAGAAACCATCACGACGGACTTGACAAGTGGGTAACAGTAGCGTATACTGATACTAGAACGATTTGGTAACTATAACAATTTTGGAGAAGATAAGATGAAAAAGTTTAGTTTTGCTGTTGATATTGTTGGCGACGAGATTGATTCGGCCGATGTGGTGTCTACCCTTACTAAGGCTCTTAATGATGAGCTTCCTGGTGATGTTCATGCTAATGTCAAGGCTGCTGGAATCAAGGCTTTTAGCGAGCAGGGCTATAAGGTGTGGCGTGCTAGGGTGACTGGTGTGACTGCCGAGGCTGCGGGTGATGCCCATGACGGCAAGGTAGAGAAGGAGACGGAAACGGAAACGGTTGCGTGATCGACTCTATGGAGTTATAATGACTGCGAGCCTCCACGGGACGCCGTGGGGGCTTGCGGTATTGACGGCCCCATAGTTAAATGGATATAATAAGTGACTTCTAATCTCTAGTTGCAGGTTCGATTCCTGCTGGGGCTATTGTTGGGGGTGTAGATCAATTGGTTAGATCGCTAGCTTGTCACGCTAGAGGTTGCGGGTTCGAGTCCCGTCACTCTCGTTTGTTGTAAACCCTTGCTGCTAAAGCACTTAGAGCAAGTTCGGCGGGCCGGCCGCGTCGTAAGTCCTTATCTACCAACGACTTGCGTCAATAATAATTTCTTCAAGTTTTCTGCTTGACGTTGCCGATACTATAGTGTAGAATCGGTAGACACAGGAGAAGAACATGAAAACAGCAGACGGTAATGATAAGTTGGGTAAGGGTTGCATTGTGGTTTCGCGTCCAGTGGGCGATACTTGCCCACCCGATTGCGACTATCTCGGTAATGGATGTTATGCCGAAGCTACTGAAAACCAGTATAAAAATGCTCGCACTGCCGGATTTGCTAATGTCATAACGGAAAAGAATAAAATCCGTGCTATGATTCTGGAAGCAAAACGTCGTGAGAAGTCTATTCGCTGGCATGAACGTGGCGACTGGTTTCTCAATGGAGAACTTGACCTAGACTATGTTGCTAATGTAACGTGGGCTTGTGAGAGTATTCTGGCCGATGGTGATAGTCTGCCCGATATGTGGTTCTATACTCATATCTACGATGCTAGGCTTGTGAGTCTGGAAAAGTATATGAATGTGTACGCTAGTGTGCATGATGATAATGATATGGGCGAAGCACTGGCACAGGGTTTCAAGCTGTTCGCATGGTGTGACAGCGACATGAAGATTGCTCCGAAGCGTCCTAAAAGCAAAGCAAAAGCCGAAGCATGGCGACAAGCACTGCCAAAGCTGGTGGTTCTCAATGCCACAAAGTTTGTGGTATGTCCCGAAATCCGTCGCGGTCGTTCGGAAATCACTTGCACTGGCACTAAAGATAGTATATCATGTGACTTGTGTGTTCGTGGTTTGGCTAATGTCTTGTTTCCAGCCCATTGAAAGGAATAAAAATGAGCTACGTTGGATTGTATGATGATGAGGGAAGTAAGAATGCTTTCTATATTATCAAAGACAAAAAGATTAACCGTAAGCGGGTGGGCTTCAAAGAGTTTGAGAATGAGCAAGAGGCAGAGTTTGCCCATCGGGTTCAAAAGCATCTGGCTCAGTTTGATTTGGCCCCTATGGTATATGGGGATGTTGGTATGATTCGTAGGTATGATGGCGAGTTGACTGCTTATGGTTATTTGACCGAAGTTGCTCGACCTATGCCAGAGTGCCATGACGAAGATTGTGATGGTGAATGTTTTCAGAGTGAATGTAAGAATGGGGTTGCTATTGATGAAGTAGTTTATGATTTGAGAGAAGAATATGGGTTAGACTATAATGATGCCCATAAAGGTAATTTTGGTTATATCCGACGTAAGGGGAAATGGGTTGCGGTTGCTATCGACCTTGGGGTTGAGAGCTTTACTGATTGGGATGAAGATATTTATGGAAAGTTTGATTATGATGATGTTGATAGTTACGGAGCTTGTGGCTGTACCGAATGTGAACTGTTCAGGAGGGGCTACTAATGAGCAAATACTATATCAAATGTGGAACACTAGAACTAATTTATTCCTGCAACAAATGTCCACGGGATGCTGCGATGGATGCTATATGGGAAACAAATGAAAATGATACACTAGATGAGCACATCTATCTTGATGAACGTGGATATAAAGACTATACAAATGCTGATGGATTAACTTGTGTGTTACATACTACCCATATTCTAAAAGATGCCGGATGGACTTTAGAGTAAGACTAGCCGCAAACCCTTACTGCATAAGCACTTAGGGCGAGCGGGGCCGGGCGGCTTTGACGTAAGTCCTTAGCCCACAACACTTTATAGCAAATCCAAAAATCTCCTAAAGTTTCTACTCTGGATTGGTCGATAATAGATATATGAGAACGAGACGACTATCAACGAGGGGTGAGAGAATGATCCAGTGGGTTGGGATTCTGATTGCTGTTTTGGGATTAGCCTATAATGGTGTAAAAGATTATCAGAAAGGTGATATAAAATTCCCTCCCATGCCTCAGAAACCGGCCTTGACAAAAGTAGTTTATCCGGTACAATACTGTCTGATGGCTTACGACCCTAATGTTGACAAAGTTTTTTACCTACACGAAAATGGACAATGGCATGATTACGCTCCACAACAACGACGATATGAGGCCACGACGCAATCATATCAAGATCAAGGTACGACCGCAGTGGCAAGTTCCTACGGGACACAAGGAACACCGTCACACCGTTATGGACAATCGCCCCAAGCGAACACGAACCCGATCCGCTGAAAACCGCAGGGCTTGCGAGAATGGGGACTATTGACTATAATAGTAGGATTGCCGATGTAACTCAGTTGGTAGAGTAGCAGTTTTGTAAACTGCCTGTCGTCAGTTCGATTCTGACCATCGGCTCTCCGGGATAGTGTAACGGTAGCACCAGAGATTTTGGTTCTCTTTGTCTGGGTTCGAATCCTAGTCCCGGAATTATGTTCGTTTTTTAGAGAAACATGACAATGAAATACATCAAAGCTTCATTTTATACGATCATTATAATAACTTTAATTATTCAACAAATTCAAATATATTTCTTGATGGACAGAATGCAATATTGCCCTATGTGGACTAGGAGTCTTAGTGAACAACTGGATCGTGAAGTTGATCGATGTAATGACAGAAGTAAAGTAATATGGAGCACAATAAGCGACATTGACCACAGACTGTGGGGCATTATCAATGCAAATAAATTGATTGAAAAAGAAGAAGAGATTAAAGGTTCGTTAGGTGAACCCATTGAATGAAGAAGTTGGAAATTGATGTCCGATAGCTCAACGGTAGAGTAGGCGGCTGTTAACCGCTTGGTTCTAGGTTCGAATCCTAGTCGGACAGCTTAAGGAAGAATGGCAGAGTGGTCTAATGCACCGGTTTACTAAACCGGAGACCCTTAATTGGGTCCGTGGGTTCGAATCCTACTTCTTCCGTTCGGAGGCTGATGTTGAGTTGCGAGGATGGCCCCATTGTATAACGGCTAGTACGCCACCCTTTCACGGTGGAGATCGGAGTTCGATTCTCCGTGGGGTCATTGGAAATTTTAAAGTTAGATCGCTTGACAGGACGATAAGAGTATGGTAGACTATTGGAACAAGAAAGGAAAACGATGATGAAGAACCTTCGCATCTATGATATTTTGACTGAGGATGGTAAGACTTTGGCCGATATTCAACTATCCGTGCAAGAGGATTTTGATTGGGCCGATGTTTTCGACAAACTGTATGATTTTACAACCGAAAATGTCCAAAGTTATTCCTACGAGGAAATTACCGTAACCGAATAATAAGGCGGGCCTTTAGCTCAATTGGCAGAGCAAGGAGCTTTTAACTCTTAGGTTCGGGGTTCGAGTCCCCGAGGGCCCACTTGACAATGACGATTGTTGGTGTAGAATAAGGGTAAGAAAGGGAGTAAAATATGAGATATGAAGATTATGATGGTTATGATTATGACTATGATGAATTGGTAGAAAATGCCGAGGATCTTGGTCTGGATGAAGAACCTTGGATGCAAGATGCAGAAGAGGATGATGAGGTTCCGTCTTATGGTAAGAATTATTATTCCAGTATTGAAGAAGACGAAAACGAATAATCTTTGTGTGTGCTTCTAGGTGGGACTAGACCCTATTCTTATTCCTTTCTTATAACGGGCTGTTGGTTCAAATCCAACCACACACTTTATGAGCGCTTTCCAGCAAGAACTAGATGATTTTCGTCGCACACCAGATGGTAAAATCATTCAAGGAGCGGCTCATACTAGCCGAGTATTAAATCATAAATATCGGAATGGTGTGATTATAAAAGCCGTTTGTTCTCTGCGTAAGATTGAGAACGATTTTGACAGTATTGCTTGTTGTGGCGTAAGTGGTTTGATGGTAGTGCCACAGATTGCGGAGATTCTCAATAAGAATATTATCGTTGTTCGTAAGGATGAAAAGCGATATAGCGAATTTTTCCTTGAAGGCGTTTCTCCATCACGATATGTTATTGTGGATGATTTGATTTGTTCTGGAGATACTCTTAAACATATTATTGGTAGTATTTCTGATGATACTCCAAGAGCAAAGTGTATCGGAGCATACTTCTATCTTGGTGAAGAATGTTCTTTCAATGCTTCTACAGATTCTAAACTTTTTGAGAAGCATTTTGGCACGATAATCCTAAACCCTTACCAGCCAAAGACTTAGGGCAAGCTGGGGCGGCCCCGGTCGCCGTAAGTCCTTATCTACCAACCACTTGCGACCTGCGGAATTTTTCCAAAGTTTTCGCTTGACACTGCCGATAATATAGTGTAGAATCAGTGGACAAGAACGATTGAACAGCAACACGAAAGGGATGATTATGGCTCATGCAGTTGAACAGATGATGTTTGTTGGTGCGACCCCGTGGCACGGCCTTGGGAACCAGCTTGACGAAGCCCCTACGGTTTCGGAAGCTATGACCGCTGCCGGTCTGGATTGGGAAGTCGGTCTGAAGGATTTGTTCACGGTGGACGGCGAACCCGTTCCGGCCCGTGCGACCTATCGCAAGACAGACTCCAGTATTCTGGGCGTTGTCGGCCCGCGATACACCCCGCTGCAAAACAGCGAGGCGTTCGATTGGTTCCAGCCGTTTCTGGATGCTGGCGAGTGTGCGTTGCATACTGCCGGTTCGCTCCACAGCGGTCAGAAGGTTTGGGTTCTGGCCCAACTGAACCGCGACAATAGCGAGATCGTGAAGGGTGACGAGGTTGGGAAGTTCATTCTTCTCAGTAACTCGCACGATGGCACGACCGCTATCCGGGTTGGCTATACGCCGATCCGTGTTGTGTGTGCTAACACTATGGCAATGGCCCATAGCAAGAGCAGTGGTTCCAAGTTGATCCGTATTCGTCACACACGTTCCAGCAAGACCAATCTGGAAAACGTGCGAGACATTATGGACAACATCAACATGGAGTTTGAGGCGACTGCGGAGCAGTTCAAGTTCCTCGCGTCGAAGAACTTCAATCAGGCCGACGTTCGTCGCTATGTCAAGGTGATGCTCGACATCGACGGTACGCCGGATGATCAGATCAAGACTCGTACCAGAAATATCATGGACGAGATTCTGAATCTGGTCGAAGGCCCGAAGCAGAGTGCGACGGGGGTTCGCGGAACGTGGTGGGCCGCTTATAACGGCTTCAACGAGTATCTGAATTACAATAAGGGTCGCACCGAAGACAATCGGCTCGACAGCCTGTGGTTCGGAACGAATGCGAACGACAACACCAAGGCTCTGGAAAAAGCCATGCAGTTCGCTCAGGCACTTTAATACCTCGTAGTGGGGGTAATGTGGGAGCCGCCACTCAGCAATGGGTGGCGGTTCTTTTTTACCCCTAGACCACTTGACGTAAACCCTTATTCCCAAAGGACTTACGACGCGGCGGGCCGGCCGCAATTTCTCTAAGTTATTTGATACCAACGACTTACGTCAATTTAGTAAAAGAATCTCGTAAGCTCAGTGTTGCCAAAGGGTTGCGATGTCGATATACTGTATATGGACGTAAGTGGTTACTGGGCAAAGGGTTAGGTTAAAATAATAATGAATAATGTAAAGATAGGATTATATTCATTTGTCTCGCCTAATCCAGCGGATTTGCTGCCGTTGCTGTTAGTCAGCGAGAATAGTGACTATAGTAACATGGTTCACTGCTTCTAAGTTCTTATGTTTCAACCACTTGCAACCGATGCTGCGATATGGTATACTAAACAGTGTAACAACGATAGTAACAAAGAAGCTGATTTTTGAGACTAATTCTCAATAGATAAAGATGGTTAGATTAGTAGTCTGATAGTGTAGTCAGGCTAAATCACAGACCCCTTGAGAATGATGCAGGAAAGAAATGAAAATTGTACTAGAAATAAATAGCTCTGAGGATTTTGACTACGAGTATTTTATTGACTGGCTCAATGACCAGTTGGTTGATAGTTCTATGTGTGGAACTGATGTTGATGCTGGTATTATTAGTGTGAATGGGGAGAATAAATACTAATGAAAGTTACTGATGAAAATAGACAAGAGATTATGAGTACCTATTGTAGCCGTCTCTTGGACGATATGGACTTTAATACTCTGTACAATTTTGCTTATGATATGTTGAGAGATAATAAAGAGGGATTGACCAATAAAATGTTGGAAGATCAAATTAAAGACTACTACCCTGACCTTCTGGAGAACTAATGTTACTAATAGTTATAGTGGTTGTTATGCTAATCCTTTTAGATACTAAGCAGTAATTCTGGAGAATTTATGGAAATTGATATTAATAAACAAGAAGCTTGGAAACTGTTGGATGCTCTTGATGCTTATAAGAAAGACTATACTCTAACTGGACCAGTTAATAAGATTTTTGACAACATTACTAAAAAGCTTAAAATGGTCTTAAAGGATTAGTGGTGTAATAGTTAATAGGCTGGGCCACTTTCTTGTGGGGGCTTTATGTTGGTATTGTGGAGAATATTTCGAGCAATTTTTTGCGGATGTTTATTCGCATGGATCGGAGTCTCTATGATGGAGACGGAACTGGAAATTCTTACTAATAGTTCTTTTAAAGAGTATATGGCTCATGATATTTTTTATGGATACTTGAGTGTGCGCAAGTTTTATGAGAATATTGTTTATGTTGCAGGAATAAACTTTATTCTAGGATTGTTAATAGGACTAATCTGGAAACCTGGAAGTATTAAAATCTAACAAGAGCGGTGAGATGTTCTTGTAAGTTGTTTACCATCAAGGCTTTGCGTCAACAGAGCCGATATGGTATACTAAGGTGGTGGTGGCTGTGGTCAACTTTTCTTTAACCTCAGGAATTATAATGCTAGGCCTCTTCTTTGGAGTTGGTATTGTTTTTGGTCTATATGAGGGATTCAGGGGTAACTAAAAATCATGGATAATAATCAGACTATTCGGGTCGTTACCATACAAATGGATTTGGCCATACCAAATGATGATTGTGAATGTATTAGTAAAACAGACATCACAGATTATCTAAATAAAAAACTGTATGAGGACCCTGAATTTTTTGGTGAGTTTGGAACTGAGAATATTGTTAGTGTGAGCTACCTAGAATAGTAGATACTACTCTCTTGTAGTATACCCTTCTATAACTTCTTAACCCTTATTTATCATACGCACCTGCATAATACATATCATTTTTCCAGGACTCTGTCAAGGCTAAAAACTTTTTATTGCCAATCTTTAGTATAAACCGGTAGCTGCTCTGTCTTTATAGTGTATTCTATATAGAGCATTTAAAACAATGTTTTATGGAGAAGCACATGAAAAGTAGCTTGCACACTTTGGCTTGGGATAATGTGAATTTAGCAGTGGTAGAGTCTCATAAGAATGTAACGAAACATTTTAATTTAGATGTAAACTATTACCATCAGAATACTCCTCACGGATTATGGATACATCAAGTTTTACACAAATCAACAGAAGACGTTGTTGGTTTTTTAGATATAGACTGTGTGCCAGTAAATAATAATATCATAAAACAAGTTCAAGAGTATGTCTATGATAATCAAACATTCATGGGAACGGCCCAAATTTCAGGCCACCAAGATTTTGTAAATAGATGTCATGTATTTGCTGCTCCTTGTTTTTTCTTTATCTATAGAGAAAAATGGTTTGAACTTGGATGTCCTGCTTTTGGAGAAGCTAATAACTGCGATGTTGCACAATTTGTTTCTAAAAAAGCAGAAAGTGTAGGTTTTTCTTATCGCTGTTTATATCCAACACACTATGATAAAAAAGCAACAGAGCCAACATGGAAGCTAAATAATTATGGTAACTATGGAATAGGAACACATTATAGAGGAGGAGTATATCATCTATACGAAAGTAGAAATAATACTAATATCGATTTGTTCGTTAAGAGATGTAACGAAATTATTAACGGCTCATTCTCTACTCAAGATATGTACCCAACATTCGATGATAATATCTAGATTGTATCTCCTAATCTTTCAGATTTGCGTTGGTGGCGATAGTCAGCGAGTTAGTGGGGTCAGTTAAAAAAGAGATTGTCAGTGGGCCTTGCCTGTTAGTTCATCGATCCTATTATAGGTCAAATGACAGTCGCAGGGACGCGACATTACTTCAACAGGAGAAAGTTTATGATTAAGTTTGTTCTTGTGTTTGCTCTAATGGTACTTGGTTCGTCAACTTATGCTGGCGAGTGTGTTAATGGACATTGTACTCTACGCAGTCGCGTTGTCAATGTTACCCAAGAAATTGTTGCTGTTCCAGTAGCAGTTACCCGTCGAACAGTTGAGGCTACCCGTAATGTTGGTCGAAGAACTGTGGCCCGTGTTCGTAGTGTGGTTCGTTAATATAACTGATTGATAATCAAAAGGATCAAAGGACAGATTTGTTTGATTATAGATCAAAGAAAAGATAAATCCCCCGATGCCTCTTAGCAATGCACACTTTCGGGGGTCTTTTCTTAAATACGTTTTATTTTACTCACGGAGGAACTTATGAAAAATTTTATGATTGCAATTGCTCTAGTTTTTGTCACTACTTTTACCGTAGAGGCGGCTCGACCAAGATACTATAGTCAGCCAACTACTAAGGTAGAAAGTTATACTAAGAATTATATTGGTGGAAACAATGATCAAGAGCGTTGTCAAGCAGAAGCAGATCATATGGCAGCTAATAACATCACTGGTCATGTATGGGGTGTTATTGGTAGTTTTGAAGGAGTTGGTTATGGTTCTAGTCCTAATTGTAACACTTGTACTCCAAGCAACAATATGACTCTAACAGGAGATGCGTCAGCACAAGGTAATAATGGTAAATGGTATAGAGTAAGATCGTGGAGGTAATATCTTCAGGCAAGAGTAGCTCAATGGTAGAGCGTTAGGTTTCCAACCTGAATGTTGAGAGTTCGAGTCTCTTCTCTTGCTTTTAATAAATCTATTATGATTGTCCTAGCTAATAATATCGGGTCGGTTTTTATGGTAACAGTCAGCGAGATTTAGTATGATAACAACTATAAAAATTCAACCCCAGATGGACTGTAATTATATTTGTCAAAAGATTCATGGTGCTATCCTAAAATATCAACAAGACAATCCTGACCTATCAGATTCTATTGTTGTGATAGATATTAAGAAACCTTATGACGATAGTAATCTTATTCCCAAATTAGAATTTAAGAGTGAAGGAATCTTGATAGAGTAGTCTGGGTCTTTTATAATACCATTGAGATAAAGTTGTTTTGTCTCACCTAAAATTCCGGGTTTGGAATTTATGGAGATAGTCAGCGAGCTTATACTATGGCAAAAAAGAAACCGGCCCCCAAAAAGAAATCTTGTACTAAAAAAAGTTGTGGCAAGTGTCCTGACAAGAATTGTACAGAAGATAAGGAGCCACTTCCTGAGTTTAAGGTTGAGCCTCTAACAAAGACTGATTATTTTTTCGGAATGATTAAACGGGCATTTGGTTATGAATGAATTATTTCGCACCTTAACCTTTTTTATGATAAGCTTGATTCTAGTAGAAGCAGCAGTATACTATGGAAGCTTAAGATTCATAGCTTATTTATCTAGGAAAGATGACGATGATAGTTCAAATAATTTCCATAGTTAGAAAACCTATCTGTCCTACTTTCATTCATGATGATCAAACCAGAATAATAGTATTACTAGTAGCACTACCCATCCTCATAGGCATACACTGGGGCATCTTGAGGTATTTTAATGTTAAGTAATGATCCCCTTATTTTATATGGCCCACATATCATTCTTTCCTGCATCATAGTTCGATCACTGTTGATCTGGCATTTAGAGCATTTTTTATATGAGGACAATAATTATGAAGAAATCAAAATTTGAAGAATTTCACGTTCCTTTCATCAAGAATCTGGTTTTTGTGGCCCTAGTTACTGTGGTTTCTATGATTTCTGTACGATATTATCTTACAAATTCATTATCAGCATCCCAACAATCATCAGTTTATACCCATGATCAATCCCAGATATCGCCCAAGTAGGGGTATTCTTAGCTTATACCACCTGTTTAACGGCTAAAAGAATTAATATTCACTTATTATCTTACGCCGTGGTGAAAAATGGGTAATCTCACAGTATGGATTTTACCATAACTGGCTAAAGTTGTCAAGCCCGATATGCCGATACTTGACAGAGAGGATGCCTTGATGTATACTGATGCTACTGGTATGGGTAAAAGTAATAAAAAGTAGGGAAAAATGTATAAAAACGTATTATTGACCGATAAAGAAATTGCTCTCCTAAAGAGGGTTGTTGGCGATTATCTTCATGAGAAAATTGTTCCAGAAGCTACTAATTTGACCATTATTCTCAATCGTCTACGGGAGATCAAACCCACAAAAAAGTACAATCAGAGTATCAATTAGGGACTCTAACCCACAAATCAAATTGGAATCAAAAACAAATGAAAATTAACGAGTATATGTCGTCTGTTGCTGACTATATTGAGAATGAATATGGGCCAGATGAGGACTGGAAGGAATTAACTATGGATGAAAAATATGCCATCAAGATGATGCTGACATTTCATTACCAAGAAAATAATAGCGTCAATAATGCAGCTAGTGATGTTATTAGTTACATTCGTGATAATAGGAAATGGATGAGGGAGAACATTAAATGACTAATATTGATTTGGATGATTATGTGTCTTTGACTTTTGAGTTTAAAAATGATAGTATGAAATTCTATATTGCAAATGATGATAGTGGTCTAAAGTGGTGGCCTACCAAAAAGACCGTTAATAAACTTATCAAAGTTTTGCAAGATATTGAATCTCAAATGACCGACATTACCAATAAAGAAGATGAGGACGAAGAATGAGCATTGTAACTAAGGACTCTTATAAGGCTGATGTTTTCAATTTTGATATTGAGCAAAATGGGAGTTTGTCAACTTTAACTATTAACAATGTTATTTCTTGGCAATGGATACAGATGAAATTGACCAAGGATGAAATTAGGGGATTAGCCAATTTTCTTAACCAATTTGTAGAGGATAATCCATGAACGATAAACTACAAAGTAATATCAGGAACTTTATTGTAGATTATGATAATACTGTGAGTGATTTTAATATGGCTGATTATGATTTGTGGCTTGAGACTGCCATTAATCTTTTGAAAGAAGTTTTGGATAATAAATAATGACTAAACCGCTTAATGTTGGAAAAGTATTGGTAGAAAGACTAAAAAGATTTACTGAAAATATGGAGACTAAACTAATGACTAGATTAAATTTGGATTTGACAACTAAACAGATCAATCTTCTATTTATGGCTTTGGAAAATCTTGAGAAAAGTGATAGGATGGGCGATCCTGAACGTGCAGATATTATGAAGTTGACAAGATATTTGGATAGTGTAGTATTTGTTGAGAAATGGTATGTGGAGAATAAATAATCAAAATAATTCCCCTACAAGACTGTAAAGACAGACATCTCTACAGAATAAATTCTAGAAATTTCAATCTTGGTGTTTTTGATGCTGAGAACAGAGATTTTATTGGAATAAGAACAAAAACTGGAGATACATTTTTAGATAGGGAAAATTATAGTCTTGGTTGTGTGAAAGTGTTACAGGAAATAGAAAAAATACCAGACAATATTGTACTAACAATAGGACACAGGTCTGAAACCGAACTTAATATTTGGGGAGATCGTTCATGGGTGGAAAATAAAGATCTTTTTAACTATCTGGAGAATAAATAATGACTGAAAATCCGCTACAACTAGCAACTAAAACTTGGATAGAAGCAGTCCAGAAATATTATGAGAATGAACCAGACCGTAATGAACTTACTCAAATTTTCATGAGAGGTCATTTTGCGGGCTGGAGCGAAAGACAGGTGGCCCAGTTGGCCGATCAACTAGCTAAAAACGAAACCGATTATCCTTTGTATAGAGAAAAGGAGAAGAAATAATGGCTGGACTGGTATTATTTGGTATACTAGGATATATGGCTTGTGTACGAATTTATGATTGGTGGAATGGATATGGGGAGTTATTTTAATGACTAATGAAGATAAAGAAGACTGTTTAACTATTCTCAAAGATATCAAAGATATGTGTATCAAATGTGATTATCACGACGCTAAAACAGCAGAATTGATACATGACATAGATATGTCGGTTCGTGCGGTTATTGAGATTATCGAAAACAAACCAATTCAAATTGAAAGAATGTTCTAATGATAGTTCATATTAAAGAAGAATTATCTAAGCTAGATCGTAATGATTTTATGGCCGTTAATGATCTGGTTGATAAGATAGTTTTTGATCTTAGTGATCTTCTAATTGATGTGGGCGATGAAATTATGCTGGCTGCTGCAAAAGACTATATGATTGATCTTATTAATCCTGACCTATTGGATTTTGATAATGACTAAAGCTGAATACAAAAAGTATCATTGTAAGGTAGTAGAATATATTTATGCAGAATATAGAGATTTTCATTTTCATAGGATGAAGAATGGATCGTTACTTATTCAACTAAGTCCAATAGATAAACATCTATTTCATTTACTGATCAAAACCTTATCTGATTATCCTAATCCAAAAAATAGTATCAATAATGTTGCTGGCGATGTAATGGAACAAATGTGGCAATGTTTGTGGGGGAAATCTAAAGTAAGGTCTTGACAACACCCGATACCTATGGTATGCTCACGTTGCGTTGCAAACGATAACATATTATCACTTGATACCATAAAACACACACAAAGGCTCATATATTATGACTAAACAAGAACCAGTAGCTTGGGCAGTAATAGACTCCAAGGGAAATGTTGTTGAACTTGCAAAAAATAGATTAGCTCTTGAGCATGATCATATTAGACAAGATGACCAAATAAAGAAACTATACTTGTCTGAACCAACAACTTTGACTAAAGAAGAAATTGAGGCAATCCATGATCTACTTGGTGATGTTTCTGATATAACCGGCCCAGCAGAAGATACCCTTCGTAATCTACTACAAAGAATAAAAGATAATAATGAACAATCACAGCAAATGGAAATTGCTAGAGAGATTATGAAACAAGACAGTGAGTGTCTTAGGAATTTAAGTAAAAATAATGATGACCCTATTAAGAACTTTGATTCTTGAATATGATCTTGTCGAGATTCATTATAATGAACTTTTGAAGAATAAGCCTTACTTGGTCAGGGTTTTCTCATATAATAATACTGATCCTAGCGAACTGCGGCTTGATGAAGAACAGGTAAAAAATTTGTATCAAACTCTTAAAGAACACTACCTATTATGATTAATCAAGAAGTTTTAAACAAAATGAGAGAACAATATGATAAAGCTAAAGCTCTAGCTAAAGAAGTTTGGGATGATGGAGATCATGAAGGAAATACTAATGATCAATATTATTTTGAGACTGGATTTATTGCTGGGCTATCTTGTGGATTGAAACAACATGATTAATCTCTTAAGTTCGTTCAATATTATTCTAGCATTAATTAGTGCTATACCATGTCTTATGGCTGGAGCTATGAGTATGGATAGTCCCCAAGCACAAAATAGTGTCCTTGCTCATGCTGTTGCTTATCTTATTCTAAGTTTTCCACTAGTTAGTTTAGTTTGTGGGATTCTTCCATTCCTTTTTACCACCAAATGGGCAACTGCAATAGCAGTTTTTCCGATTATAGAAGTTTCTTTATTCTTTTTAGTTCTTTATACTCTTGCTTATTTACAATCATGAAATCTATTGAAGTTGGATTTGATGGAAGCTTTAATATAACTTCTGGTGGAGTTGGGCCACTAAAGATAAGACTAACTAGAAGTGGTTCAAATCCCAAAGATTGGACGAATCCACCTATTGACAACACATTCATCTGGTTGTATACTGATAAGGACAACCCAGAGTTGTTATACAAGAATAAAGACGGCAAACTTTACGTTGTGAATTTTGAGCCTTTTGGGGAATAATTCGTGATCGGTTTAAATATTCAAGCCCCTTGGTCTACCCTTTTAATTAATGGTCAGAAAAGTGTCGAAACCCGCTCCTATCGACTTCCCACAAGATTAGAAGAAGTTGAGTTGGCACTAATTGAAACACCGGGGAAATCGGCTAAGTTTAAGAGTAGAATTATTGGAACGATTACTTTTAGCTCTTGTGTTCAATACCTCTCTAAAGAACAGTGGGAATCTGATAATGGTAGACATAAGGTGGATATTAATGGTGGGTTGTATAGCTGGAAAGATAAGCCTAAGTTTGGATGGATTGTAAAATCCGTTAAAAGGTTTGAAAATCCAGTTGATCCTCCAACCAAACGTGGTATAATTTATGCAAAGGACTGCCTTATGGAGACAAACAAATGAGATGGGTTTTTATTGTGGCTAGAGGATCAACCATCGAAAAGATTAAAGTTTTTGATGACTATTTTGTGGGGGAAGTTTACACTAATGAGTATCTCAGGATCGGATTTGGAGTAAACGAAGTAGATTTTCCAGAATATCGCAAGGGTGAATATTATGAAGGTGGAATAAGTGTTGGTCTTTACAAAGACAATGGGTGATTTTGTAAAGTGTCTGTTGACAAACGCCGATAACACAGTATACTTGGGTATCCTTTGGAGAAAGTTTATGAGTCCAACAGTTCAACAAAAAGTTCAAGATTTGATTGATAAGTATTTCATTGGTCAGAACAATCATGAACTATCTATCAAACAAGACAACCTAAACAAATTCTTGTCGGAATACAACAAGATTATTATTACTCGTACCGTGGAAATTTGTGGCATACATTAATGGGAGAAAAATATGACAATTCAACAGCTTCGTAATAGTGGATATAAGGTTAGGGTTCTTCACAATCGTCTTTACAATGGCTATTATAAGTGGCAAGTGGGCAGCAAGCCTAGTGGTGAACAGGGTTATGGGCCTATTGATCCAGATACTAAAGGTGGGTCAACCCAAATTATAATTGATGGCCCATCTGGCGATCATTATGATGGGCTCGCTATTTGCAGCAAGAAAGAAAACTACAATAAGAAACTGGGCGTTAGAATTGCTCTTGGACGATGCAATATTGACCAAACCTTTTATGTTAGAGCAGAGGCAACAAATGACTAAAGAAGAAAAGATGGAAGAGATTAGGAGACTATGCTTGGGTATTATGCAAGTTTGGAGCCAAAAATCTAGTTATAATGATCCTTATGAGGATGGACGAATTGTGGGCCGCTCAACACTAGCAGAAACTATTCTGGAGATTATTAATCATGGCTAAGAGTTTTGAAGATTTACTGAAGAAAACTTGTTCTAAAGACGTTATTATTGATGGATACAAGAAAACTATGGGCTATTTTGCAGAATATATTGGAATGTCTACAAAACAAGCAAACGTATTGCCAGATGGTTGGTCTATGACTAAAATTAAAAATAAGAAACCCAAAAGGCGTGATCCGTCACGAAGATGGTAATGAGAACATTTAAAGAAGAAATAAGAAAAGTTCTTGATGACGTTTCATGTGATGTTTGTGGGAAAAGTACCACTAACTATCCAGATGTGGGGCCAGATTATGCCACTCTTGAATCTTGTTGGGGATATGGCTCACAGAATGATGGATCAAGATTTGAGGTTGATCTGTGCGAGATGTGTTTTAATGATGTAATTAATTTACTGAAAGAAAAAAGAAAAAGTGTTTTGGGGCCGTTTAGTTATCCTTATGAAAACGATCCTTTAAATGGATATGAATAATTCAATTACTCTTATTGGCGACGTTCATGGTAAGTATAAACGCTATCATGAAATTATCAGAGAACAAGATCGTTATCCGTATACTATTCAATTAGGAGATTTTGGTTTTGATTATGGTACAGTATTTAATGTGGACGATGAAAAGCACAAGATCATAGGAGGAAATCATGATCATTATGATAGGATTATTCATATTCCTCATTACCTTGGGAATTTTGGTTACTCATGCCTAAATGGGGTAAATTTTTTCTATTATAGAGGGGCTTATAGTATTGATCGTCAAGATCGAACTATTGGAATAAATTGGTGGGAACAAGAACAGGTTACTATAGACCAGTTTATGAAAGCTAGAGAGCTTTATAGAGAGATTAAACCCGACATTGTTTTAACTCATGATTGTCCAGATGAGGTTAGTCTAAAAATATTGGATCGTAACCAAAGAAAATATGAGAACCTAACAGGATGGGCTTTGCAAGAACTATTTAATATTCATCAACCTAAGAAGTGGCGATTTGGTCATTATCATAAGAGTTGGAATATGAATATAAGTGGCACAGACTTTAGATGTTTAAATGAATTGGAAACGGAACTATTGACAGTTTAGTATCAGAAGATATAATAAAAATGTTGATGCCGAAAGGTTTGGGATCGCGGGTATTCCCTACAATCAACTTCCGTAGACTCTTGGCGACATTCTGTGTAAATGACTGAGAAATGCCGCTTTAATATAAAGGATTAAATCATGTGGAACCATAGAATAATTAGGCATATCGAACCAAGAACTCATATGGATGATAGTATTTATTATGCTATTCATGAAGTTTATTATGATGAGAATGGAAAAGTACAAGGCTGGACAGAAGAGCCTATTAGAATCTTGGCAGAAAGTTTGGAAGATCTAAAAGTTACCGTAGAAAGACTAGTGGAATGTTTTGATAATCCAGTTCTTGATGAGGAAACCAAAGAGGCTATCCTGTGACAGAAATAGAAAAAGCTAATATCCTTGAGATTATCAAATTGTGTAATCGTAAAATCAAAGATCAAAAGGATCATGAGTCTAATATTGGATATGGAGAAGACTATAATGATGGTAGGATTGTAGGCGGTGCTGCATTAGCACGAAAAATACTAAATATACTAAAATACATCGAACTATAAAGGCTGGTATTAATATGTGGTTCAGACCAAGGACAAGAGTAAATTACTGGAGTTGTTCTAAGTTTGCGGATTTTATTCGTGGAGAGAAAAAACCATATGCTTTAGAGTGGGGTAAGTGGGACGAATGGAATAAAGAACAAAGAAAGAAAAGACCAATTAGATATTGGTTGGCAGAGGATGGACTATCTAAACTACAAGGATTGGTCATGTTTCCTGCTGATGTTTACGGGGAGATAAGGTACTACGTTAACAATCGTTGGATAACTAAAACACATTATCTAAAAACTGGACTAAAGCCGGGACATTACTATGAGCTTGATTACAGAATTCTTCATGGATTATTTAATGAGCTTGTGGATTTTGTAGAGATTGAATATGCTCATCTGGCAAAATGGTCTCTTAAAAAAGGTACTAAAAACTACAAGTTCAAACGTGGTCGATCAATTGAAGCAGGATTAGCTTATCTAAAATGGGCTTGTGGTCTAAAGTATAACAAAGATTGGGGAATAAATAAAAAAGATCCTAAATATGGGAAACCAACCCATCAAAGTATTAAGGCACAAAAGATCAAAGAGCTTTATCTCTGGTGGAAAGATCGCCCAAATAGACCAGAACCTATGGACGTTGCCAAATTATCTTGGAATCAAGATAAAGAAGATAACTTGATGGACGGTAAAATAACAAGAAAAGAATTGTCTCAATTCAAAAAACTTGAAAAGATTGAAGCAGACTACGAGAAAGAAGATACAAAAATGCTTATTGAACTAATTAAAATACGCAAGGAGTTATGGTCATGAGAAAAGTTAATCTAGAACATGATCTTATCAAGTCGGATTATATCACAAATAAATGTGCAAATAGTGAATCTTACAGCCAAAATCTTTATGCCGCTATGTGTAACAATTTATTCTATAAGGATGATGAGGAATGGAGTTGCTCTTGGAGATATGCTGGGGGTGTTTTAGCAGACATACGAGATGTGGGCGAGAGTTACATTGATTGGTATTGTTCTGGAATAGGTAGTAGCCATGATGGATATGTTGGTGAAAGTTTTGTTACTGACGAAATACGATCAGACTTACTAGACTTAGGATGGACTATCAAAGAATATCCTCAGAGTGAACAGGTTGATGCTCTCTAGGCTAGTTGTTTAAAAAGGACTGGCACTGTCCTCTGATTGTATTAACTGTCCTTATAACGAGCTTCCAGAGGGCTTGACAAAGCACCCAGAGCGTGTTAAACTAGAGTCGAACACCGAATCTTCCACTAAAAAGGAAAAGCAATGAAAGAGTCAGTAAATCAAGCTATTTGCGATTTCTATAATAGCGTTTGGAATTACATGAAAGATGAATATAAACCAAAATGGGCCAGACTTTATAATGCTCAAGGTTCTTTGGACGAAATGATTCAACTTACTGGACAGTATTATCTTGGTGGAAATAATGTTGCGGATACTGCTGGAGATATTGTTAGACTTCTCAAGAAAAAACACCAATGAATTATTCTGAATTTAGGAATAAAGTTGATCATGATCTTAAAAAATATGGCTTAAGGTATGGTCAGACAGTTATGAATTCCCTATCAGAAGTTTGGCCGGAAAAAAGCAGACAGTTAGCATCAACAGATTGGGACTGTTTTTACAATGACAATAAAACAGACACTCTACTAAATTACTTAGAAAAAATATGGAATCATGAAACAGCTTGAGAAAAAAGATCCTCTGTTTGATGTAGATAATTACATTAATAGCTTGGAAAAAACCATAGAACAACAGAAATATATGATAGAATCTCTTAAAAATGAGATTAGAACTCAAAGAAAAGAAATAGGTTCTTTGCGAGAAGAACGCAGACTACTATTAGATCAAGACAAGCCGCCGATGTTCGATCATAACCTATGGATAGAAAACGGAGAAAATAATGAAAGATAAGATAGAGGTTTTTACTATTGGTGCTGACGTTAAACTTGCTGAAGATGTTTTTGGCAAAGTTACTGGAGTCAATATTAGAGGAAATAATTCAATTACCTACGAGGTTGGTTGGTGGAATGGTCGAAGTTATGATTGTCGATCTTTTGCCGATTATGAACTTGAAAGCACTCTCTCTACAACAAAACAGAAAATAGGTTTTGCTTGATGAGTTGGGATTATACTTGGTTAATCGAATTGCTTTTAGTAATAGTTGTTTTTTTTATTTTCGGGTATTTTTTAGGAATTAATTATTAGATGAATAGTAGAGACGAGATCAAAATAGCACTACAAACAATAGGAATAGAAAAAGCCCTACAGTGCTTGATTGAAAGTATTGATGAAAATACTGATTGGAGTAATGCTCCAGTTTGGAAATTTAAGCTTATTGAAAATTTAGAGGATGCTTATAATTCATATATGGATCATTTTAGCAAGGAGATAACCAATGCGTCTTGATTTGGCTATGGGATTAAAAGTTGGAGACAAGATTGTTAATGTGTTTATGGACGAGCTTGTTATATCAAACATAGACCATAGTTATGATCCAAAACCACCAGTATTTATTGCAGTAGACACTATGCTACAAAAACACTATCTTTGGTTTGATGATATTTATTATCCAGACTTATCTGATATTTGTGATGAAGAAAAGAGTTTTGTTTTGTGGGCTAAAGACAATAAGCAATTTATTGGAGAAAATTCTCGCCTATTCAAGACTGTTTATATGCAGGGATTCTCTATGGGCTTTGATCATAAAAGAAAGCTATCCCATGAAGAGGCTATGCAAAAATGATGATCTCTGAAATTAAAAAGTGGGCCAAAACCCAAGGTTATGAAGTAATTAAAGACAAGGAAGATGGTCTTTATTATTGGGCTAAGTTAGATGCTGGGCCAGATGCTAGTGGAGTAGCAAAAAGCGTTAGTAAAGTAGCTACTGCTATTTTTAATCATATGACAGATGATAAGTGGGTTGAACATCAAACTAAGTTTAAAGAAACAAAAGATGACGTTAAATTTACTGTGAGCGACTATGGCTCTTAAAAATCTATATATCGACAGAGAATGGGAAACTAAATGTATAGATAAAATCTGTGAAGAGATTCGTAATAATAGTCTTATTAATCTAGCTAGTAAAACAGCAATATTACAGTTAAGCTATGAGTATTCTGGATTAATGGCTCAACTAATAGCTCATAAATTATCTGATAAGGATGAACCACTAGACATAGAACCAGTCAATATTCCATACAAAGATGAATTTGAAGCAGTTATTCATCCAGATCAATTAGACCCATACTCCTCATTAATTGTTGTAGATAGTGGATGTTTGAGTGGAAATAACTTTAGAAAAATAGAGAAAAAGCTTTTAGATTATGGTTATCCAAGATCGCAGTTATTTTTTACTTGCATAGCTTGTGATCTGAATAGTATTTTTCATCCAGATTTTTGTCCAATATATTTTGATGGCAATAATCATATCTGTCACTTCTGGTGGGAAACAAGAACAGACAAGTTTAAAAGATGAAATACGTTAAATTTATATCTAAATCAAATGAATGGTTTGATAATGGCACAGAAGTTTTTGATGCCACAATATGTGATTGGGGTAGGATTCTAAAAAGAATGTCTATAGAGGATTATAAAAACATATGGATTAAAGCTGGTCATATACTTGGCAGAGGAATAAAAAATGGTTTTTGGGATGAAGAACTTTGTCCATTAGAAGAATTTGAAATATCATATACAGAGGATCAAATATGAATGTAAAACTAATTAGCGTCACTCCTGACGCAGAAAAACTAATGGCATATTGTGCCAGAGTAAGTAATCCAAGTAATCAAGATAACGACAATTATGCAAAGCTGTTAGCATATTGTATTAAGCATCAGCACTGGAGTATATTTGAACAAGCTTTTTTCACTGTTGAGATAAACACCACTAGAGGATTAGCTGCTCAAATTCTTAGACACAGATCGTTTACTTTTCAAGAGTTCTCGCAGAGATATGCTGATGCTACATTACTAGCTGAAGATATTCCAATATTTGAATTACGAAGACAAGATAATAAAAATAGACAAAATAGTATTGACGACATATCAGATGAGACTAAAGTAAAATGGAATGTAAAAATTCGTGAACATTTTGCAAAAGCTAAGTCTATCTATGATGGTATGATAGCAGATGGTATTGCTAAAGAATGTGCTAGATTTGTATTACCCTTAGCAACTCCTACCAGACTTTATATGAGCGGTTCTGTTCGCAGTTGGATTCACTATATAGAATTACGATCTTCTAATGGTACTCAAAAAGAACACAGGCTTATTGCAGAAGAAATCAAAGAAATTTTTTCACAACAATTTCCCACAGTATCAGAAGCACTAGGATGGAAGAATGAAAATGTATAACATAACAGCACAAGTTTATGACTTACATGATCATTCTAAACAGCATCTTTTAATTAATCAAGTTATGGATGCAGCATCAGAAGAGGATGCTATTTTTCAATTTAAAGATCAGCATCGTATTAAGTTTCAGGTAGTTAAAATACACTCTGTAGAGCAATTTGAATATGGAAACCAAATCTAATCTTACAATCAAGATAGTTAGAGAATTACTAGATTATGAATTCTCTGTGCTGTTATATGATAAAGAACAATTGCCAGATGCTTGTGGGGGATGGTGTTCTATTGATGAAGATGGTAAAGAATTTGCTATTGCCATGAAACACCACATGAGTTTTGAGATTATTCTTCATGAATATTGTCATTTCTTACAATGGAGAGATGATCGTAAACTATGGAATAGAAGTATGTTAACATATGATATTCTTTTTGATTGGATTAGTTATCCTTCATTAGTTTATAGTCCATTTCTCAAAGACTGCAAGATTACTCCAGAACAATTAGATCAAAGCTTACATGATATTTTAGAGATAGAACACGATTGCGAAAGAAGAGTTCTTAAATTAGTTAAGAATTGTCCTATTGAAGATTTTGATACAGATAAATACATTCGTGCTGCTAATGCTTATTTGTGGAGCTATCATATTAATAGAGAATTAAGAATGAGACCCAAAACCCCAATATATTCACAAGAACTATTAGAGCATATGCCTAATACCTTTAATAATGATCTGTCTTTTTATTTAGACAAGTATAATTTAACTGATCCTATTCGACAAGCATTGCTGGCTGAATACAAATAATTCTCAAGAAGCAGTTGACAACTGCCGATACTAGAGTATAATCGAATCAAAGGAGAATTTATGCGTATCGGACTGTGTTGCATTTCGCTCAAACTTAAAGAACAAGGTTTCGGTCATCAGACCATGACTTTTAAGCGTTTCAATTCTTTGCCGCGAGAAGAGGCACTAGAAATTCTTGGATCACGAATCCAAAATAATCTGATGGTGACTAACAAGACTATCCAATTTTGTGCAGAAAATAATTATGTTTATCGTGTTAGTAGCGACATTTTTCCTCTTATTACTTATGATGAGGCTAATGTGGATCTTGGGGATTTGCCTAACTATGACGAAATACAAGACGAGTTTGATAATCTTTCGGAAACTATTACCTCTACTAATGTACGGGTTTCTGCTCATCCTAGTGAATTTAATAGTTTATCAAGCCTCAGTGAAAAAGTTGTCGAAAAAACCATTACAGAACTTAACTTCTACAGCAGTTTCTTTGACAGAATTGGACTTCCAGCAGATCGTAGATCGCCAATGAATTTTCATGTTCATAATAATAATGGAACCAGAGAAGAAATTGCTCATAGATTCTACAACAACTTCAAGAAACTGGACAATAATTGTCAAGCCCGCATCACAATCGAAAACGATGACAAACTTAACTGCTGGAGTGTAAAAGAACTAGTAGATATTTTCCATCCGATAACTCGTATTCCAATATGCTTCGATTATCTGCATCATAAATGTCATCCAAATGGTCTTACAGAACGTGAAGCAATTAATATGTGTTGGGATACTTGGCAAACCACTCCATTATTTCATTATAGTGAGAGTCGCCCCGGTAATAATCCACGGGCGCATTGCGATGTTCCTACTCAACCCTTTGATACTTATGGTCTAGAATTTGATATTGATTTTGAGGTCAAAGGCAAAGACCTCGCTATTGCAGAATATAATGAAAATTTAACTACACTATCTAAATAAGGAAATAATTATGGCTCAGATTGGTGCAATTTTAATTAGTCCTAATGTTAATACTCAAGCAATCATTAACTTGCTAAAGGAAGATAAGAAGATTACTATTGGTCAGGAACAAATTGCTCCAGATGGTAGTCGCTATATTCCCATAGAAAAGAACTAAAATGTCAGCTAACCTTATTCTCATTACAGGCATAATATATCTTTATATAGCCATAGAACAAGGTTATCTACATAATAACTATGGTATGTTTATTGCGTATCTTGGTTATGCGGCAGCTAATGTTGGATTGTATATGTTAGCTTCTAAGTAGGAGACTTTTATGAAAGAACCACAAAGAATTAAACTTAGTCCAGAAACACCAACACCCAAAGAACCACCTAGATATAGACTACTACCATCAGACAAGCCCGAATGGAATATTTCTGGTCAAGATAATGATGATATGTATGTTGAATCTGATTTGGATGAGATAAATAAAACATTGGATAAAATTAATCGTGAAGATAATTCATAAAACCATCAAGAAAGCATACGAAAACTGGAATCCCAATTCCTTAGTTCGTTGCTATCATTACTGTTCAGCTTTTGATGGAACAAGAATGATTGAGTTTGCTCAGAATAATCCTATTAAGATGAGTACAAAAGCTTTCAGAATAGGCAAAAGATTTAATATTCCCAAATACTTGGAGTATCCTTATGTTCATAGTGAATCTCATCTTATTTCTAAATTACTTGATCGCTATAATTCCATTGATCCTAATTGGAGCATATGTGTCTTACGAATTAACAGACAGGGATTAATTCTTGGAAGCAAGCCTTGTGTTAATTGTTCCAAATTATTAAGTGCTGTTGGACTTAATGAAGTTTATTATAGCGACGATAATGGAAACTTTGTTTGTCCCACCAAAACCATTAAGATTGAACGCTTGACAATGCCGATAAGCATGGTATAAAAGAGAGCGTTGCCAGCCTATTCTTTGGAGACACGATGAACTGTATTTATTGCAAAAATTGCGTTGGTGTTGAGAGATACGAATTTCTTGTTGAAACAAATAGAAATATACTTTGTAAGGAATGTTCAGCAGAAAAAAAAGCTGTGGGGTTTATGGATTGGGGACATAAGACCGCACCAAGTCTGGTTATGGTTCCCAGCAATGCAAAAGAAACTATTAGGATTTTAGACAGAGCAAATAGGAGAGCTAGATGATTAGTGATTATGAAATTGAAGGTTTGCTTTTTAAACAAGTTAGTAAGCCAAAGAATCATTTGATGACAAAAGTTATTAATGTATTCCATGACTACTATCGAATTAATGTTTATACTCAAATCGAAGAAGATGGTTTGCTGAAGAGAAAAATTTCTCAAAGCTATATGACAACTTTTAGAAATGATGTTTTAACTATTATTCTAGATTCGGATAAGAAAACAGATGCTAACAGAACTAAAAAGATGTGGTGATATATGCCAATAGCAACTTTAAAATTTAAACTACCAGAAGAACAATACGAATTTGATACTGCTATCCAAGCTAGTGATGCTAAAAGAATGTTGTGGGATTTTTCTCAACAATTACGATCTTGGCAGAAATATAGCAATGATTTTACCGATGCTGGTGATGCTCTTGATAAGATTAGATCAGAATTTCACAGATTAGTTACTGAATATAATATCAACATAGACTAAGGAGATTATTATGCCACTTTTTGAAGTTAGTACAGTTTCTTTGTTTCGTCATAAGTATGTTATTGAGGCCAAAAATCTTGAACACGCTTATGATACCGTACTTATTGACCATCCAGAAGCTCTAACCCAAAAGTATCTGGACGAAAATATTATTGACGGTCGAAAGATTGGCCGCAAAGAATTTGAAAGAATTTGCAACGAGTCCATGAAAGACGGTGCAGAACTTAGCAATGCTCATCTTGGAACACGAATTATACACAAGGTAAACTACAATGAGTCCTGAACTATCCAATAAACTAATTGAACAATACTCAGAACAGTTTAAAAATCTCAAATATTTAGAGTGTGATGACGGTTGGTACGAGATTCTGTCTAGGCTTTGTTATATTGTAAATAATCGTATTGACTATAAACGAAGACTTAACGAGCCACTAGAATTCTTTTATTGGAGTCAAATTAAAGAAAAATTTGGAGGTTTAAGAGCTTACTGTTATGGTGCAGATGAGTTTATTCGCGGAGCAATAGAGATGGCTGAAAGCATGAGCTATATAACTTGTGAAGTTACCGGAGAAAAAGGAAAGGTTCGATATAAAAAACTTGATGAAAATGGGTATCCTATTCATGCGTGGGTTAGAACTCTTTGTGATAATGAAGCAACTAAACAGGGCTATGTGATATGACTTTTGATGCTATAGTTATTAGCGATATTCATTTAGGGAGTAATGTTTGTCAAGCTAAAACTTTGGCATCTTTCTTATCTAGGATTGAACTTGGAGAGACTGATACTGACACTCTAATTATTAATGGTGATTTATTTGATAGCTGGGATTTTCGTAAACTTAAAAAAGACCACTGGAAAATATTATCTCAAATCCGTAAAATCTCTGACACTATTAAAGTTATCTGGATTAGTGGCAATCATGATGGGCCTGCTGATATGGTGAGTCATTTGATTGGGGTCGATTTTATGAATGAATATAGTTTTATTAGTGGAGATGAAAAAATACTAATTTTGCATGGGGATATTTTTGACAATGTTATCTCCAGATATCCTAGACTAACTAAAGTAGCTGACTATGTTTACCGATGGCTACAGATTTATGCTGGACTATACTTCTCCAATCTTGCTAAACGTAGTAGTAAAACCTTTTTAAGATGTTCTCAAGAAGTTTGTGATAGGGCTAAATCTTATTGTCTTATTAAGAAATGCGACTCAATAATTTGTGGACATACTCATCTGGCTACTACAGATGTTTCTGGATCAACAAACTACTATAATAGCGGATGTTGGACAGATCATCCTTGTTCATATATATCAATTAAAGATGGTCACATTAAAATAAATTATGTGGATATTCTGTAGGTTTTTGAAAAAATCTCAGAACCACTAAAGAATCCCTCTTGACACTGCCGATAACTGAGTTATACTTAGGGTGTAACGTCAACAAACACAGGAGAAAAAAATGGGTAAGGGTCAAAAAACTTGTGATAAATGTGGAGCTACCACAGGCCCGCGAGCTTATATGTGTCCGAAGTGCAATGCTCCGTTCGTCTTTAAGGCAAAGAGCAAAGAAGCAAAGAACACTAAGATTATTAGAGATTTTAATTGGAAAGAATTGGTTAAGGGAGATCGTATTAGGGTTGGTGGAGGCCCATACTTTGTATCCAAAGGAGAGTTTGTCCCAATGGGTTATAGAGGACGTTTTGTTGTAGAGGGTATTGACCATGAGGGAATTAAGGCATGGGGTATCGACAAACACGCAGGATTCTGTCATATCTATATGGGGCCAGATATCCACAACAAAGAAACCAATATTTGGAAGATTAAACATAAGCTTATGAAACTCAAGCCAAGAGTGGAGGCGTAATGTCTCTTAATCAAGAACAAAAAGACCAAATCAATAATCTGCTTAATAATAGAGATAAAATAGTAGATAGTCTCTATCATATTGAGCGTATTCTGAAAACTTATTTTCCAGAAGAATTCGAAAGAGCGATCCAGTTTTATCTGCCTCAAATTACCACTGCTCTCTATGAGGATAAAAAGTGGCTAAATAGAGGCGAGTATAGTTTGCAGAACACTATTGACAATCTGTTGGAGCGGTGTAAAACTAATGATAGCGGCAAGGGTACTACAAAATATCTCTAATTGGGAACTAATAATGGAAAGCTATAGTGTTATGGATTTGGAAGGTTATGCAAAAGCCATGAGGGATGGAGCAGCATCTTCTTTTGAAGAAAATTATACAGAGAATTTGGATGAATTCATTACCATTCCCCAAGTGATCAATATGGTCAAAAAGAATAATCTTGGGCTGGATGAGGAAGGAAACTATATCATAAACGAAGATATCTTTAATGAGATATTTGAGGGAATTAGAAATCAACTTTATGAGGTTGGTCTTTCCAAGCTGGCGGCAAAAGGTTTTATAGAGTGTGCATGGGATGACGAATCTAATGAAATGGTATTCTGGTTGGCTAATAAAGATAAGACAGAAATTTCTGCCAAACCCTCAAAGGACAATGATGAGTAATTATATCAAGATTAAGAATCTAAAACTTTTTACTAAAAGCATTAGAAAAAACGTGGTGTGGGTTTTTCCTAGAGAATACTATTATCAAATAGATAATTTGATTTCTTTGTCTCAAACAGAAAATTTGGTTAGAGAATATATTGAGCCAGGATATAATGACGAATTTATTATTAGTGATGAGAACTATAATCTTCTTTGTGATGCAATCAAAAAATGGATTTATAACTCAAGCTTGAGCCTAGTAGCATCCTCTGGAAAGATAGAATGTGCTTGGGACGATGAATCTAACGAGATGTTTTTTTGGCATCCAGAATCAAATGAAATCTTTAATATTGCAAAGTAATTATGTCAAAATCAGAAATATCAGAACTAAAAGATCAAATAAGTGATTTGAAAGAATATTTATATTCTGATTTGTGTAAAGCTTGTGGGGACGCAGCACTAGCTCTAGATAAAATTAATGAAAGACTAATTCAACTAGAATCACAACAAAATTCCTAAAAGTCTTGACAGTAGTTGGTCGATAGGATACAATAACTCAACACGGGGCGTAAGGTAAGCCGGTTGCATCCGACACTCTTATAAGGTGTTCATAGGTCTGTTCGACTCAGACACGCCCTACTTTAAACAGGAAGGATTCTGATGAAACTTCAACCACTGACGGCAATTTTTGCAGGATTATTTCTAACATCCTTGGGATTTAATTTCCTCCTTTATTCAGATATTCAAAGACTCAAGAGGCTGGACAACAAGCCAGCCAGGATTATTATAGAAAGACAACCAGAAATTATTATCAAACCAAAAGTTTGGGGGTATACTAAATAGGGCTAGTAAAGGTATCGACAGGTAAAATAGGTATAGATTGCATCGACTGGTTAATCGACCGGCCAGTTTAAAAGTCGATTAAAATTGTTAATTGGCGAAGTTTCAACTCTCGCTCTCGCTGCCTAATTAATTAGGTAATGGGTGGGGCGGCATGAGCCTTATTACCAAATCATGCTGACTCCGATATTCGGATATGGTAGTCCTACCAGACATAAATAGGAATGATGATTGTACTCAATCTGACGCAGATAACTCTGATAGCTTTGTTGGTAGTGTGATAACAATCAACTAACGATGTAGAAGTTTATATTGATGTTTATTCTGGACAGGGGTTCGACTCCCCTCTAGTCCACTGACTTTAAAAGGATAGATTATGAATCGTCGCCATTTTATCAATCATTGTGCTGCCGCATCATCAATAGCAGCATCTTCGTCTTTTTTTACACAGTCTATTTTAGCTAATGCTAATGACTTAAAGAAAAGAAATAAGAGTGCTATTCTTTTATGGATGAGTGGAGGCCCAAGCACTATTGATTTGTGGGATTTAAAGCCGGGTGCTGCTACTGGTGGAATTTTTAAGCCAATATCTACTAGTGCTGATGGAATTCAAATATGTGAACATCTGCCGTTAATGGCACAACAAATGCACCACATGAATATTGTTCGCTCAATGAGTACAAGAGAAGCAGATCATACTAGGGGTCGCTACTATATGCACACAGGATATGTTCCCAATCCTAATATTGAACATCCTAGTTATGGTTCAGTAATCTCTCATGAATTAATGTCTAGCATACCACAGATTGATATTCCTCCGTTTGTTAGTATTGGAGGAGCCAGTATTGGTGCTGGATTTTTAGGAACATCTTATTCTCCATTTGTAGTTAATTCTAATGGAACTGTTCGTGATCTTACTATGGATATAGATCAATCTAGATTAGATCAAAGACTTCGTATGCTTAAAACTATTGAAGATAAATTTGTCAATGAAAAACGCGGAGACTATGCTTCTGACCACTCTAAACTTTTGACTAAAACAGTTAAACTAATGACCAGTTCTCAGATGGATGTATTCAAAGTATCTAAAGAACCAAAAGAAGTTCAAGAAAGATATGGCAATACTGGATTTGGTCGTGGTTGTTTGATGGCACGAAGATTAGTAGAGATGGGTATTCCATTTATTGAAGTTGATCTTGGTGGCTGGGATAATCATACTGATATTTTTAAGACTCTACAAGATCAGAAACTACCAGAATTGGATAAAGCTATGAGTGCCTTAATAAGTGACCTAAATGATAGAGGTCTACTACAAGACACTGCTATTATTTGTATGGGAGAATTTGGAAGAACCCCAAATATCAATGCTAATGGAGGTCGAGATCATTGGGCTAAAAGTTGGAGTGTCGTTGTTGGTGGAGCAGGATTTACCAGTGGCACAATTGTTGGAGAAACTAATAGCGATGGCAAGGAAGTAATTACTGAACCATATACGTCACAGGATTTGATGGCAAGTGTTCTTAAATCACTAGGAATATCTCTAGAAACAAATTTTACTGCTAAAAATGGCAGGCCAATGAAAATCGCTAATAGTGGCAAACTCATTAAAGAACTTTTATAATGACTATGAGAAAATTCAACAAAATATTCCAGATAGGATTTAATAAGTGTGGTACAAATTCTATCAATATAATGTTTCAGGATTATTCGGTTCCAAGAATCAAATGCTGCCATTGGGATAGTGGATTTTTGGGATATTCTATGGCTATGAACGAGAGAGAGTCAAAACCTCTTTTATCTGGCAAATACGAACACTTTGGTTTTTACTCTGATATGGAATGTCAGTTTGTAGAAGATGATGGTTCTACTAATTGGATATTTATGTATGACAAAAACCACATTCCAATTTTAGACGAACAATACCCTAACAGTAAATTTATTCTAAATGTTAGAGACGTAGACGGTTGGATTAATAGTAGAATGTCCCACTTAATGGGATTGGAATCTGTTAAAAAAAATAAAGATAAACTAGACAGATTACATCCCAGAGTTCCATACAAAGAATTACACAAAGAGTTTTTTGGATGTTCTAATGATGAACAAATAGAATATCATTGGAGAGAAAGCTGGAATGATCACATAGATTTTGTCCAGACTTACTTTAAAGACAGACCAAAAGATCTGCTGGTATTTGATATAGAGAAAGACACTATCGAAAAATTTAAAAGTTTTTTTGCTGAGTGCGGCATTGAGTTTAATACTAACGAGATACCCCATGCAAATAAGACTAAATATGCGTAAAGTTTGTTCATACTGTAAAAAGCGTAAAAACTTAGCCAGTTTTCCCAAACATAGTATGTATAAAGATAATCTAGATAGTAGATGCAGAAAATGTGTCAAAAAACATTCTAAGATCAGAGTTAAATTACACAAAAAAGCCCCACCAAAACCAGAAGTTTGTGAGTGCTGTAAAAAAGTTCCTTATAAGTGGGCTTTAGATCACGATCATGATGATAATAGCTTTAGGGGCTGGCTCTGTGAGCCTTGCAATACTGGTATAGGTAAACTTGGGGATGATTTTCAGAGTATTGTGAACGCTATGAATTATTTTCTTTCAAGGCCAAATCGCAAATAACCGATACTTGACAAGAGGACTACCCTATGGTAGAATTTGGAAAACACAGGAGAAATTAGAAATGTCGTTTGAGCATCTTAATGGTTTTGTTCGTGATCTGAAAGCAACTAGTAGCACTCTTGATAAGGTTGGAATTATTGAAGATTATACTTCATCCAATGATGATGGAGCTAAGTTTATCAAAAAGATTTTGCTATATACCTATCACCCTCTTTGGCAGTACAATGTTACCAGTGATAATCTCAAGAAGAAGAATCATTTGAAAGCAAAAAATTGTTACAAAAACTTTTTTGATCTTTTGGATGATCTTAAAGGTCGTGCTATTACTGGACATGATGCTATTGCTGCCGTAAACACATTTATTGATAATCATTCAGAGTATGAGGAACTCATTCACTGTGTCATTGATAAAGATTTGAAAACTCGTGCTGGAGATAAACTTATCAATAAGGCTATTCCAGATCATATCCCAACATTTAGTGTTGCTCTAGCAGATAAGTATGTTCCTAAGATTGTAGACTGGAAGGATGGTTGGTATGTTAGCAGAAAGATCGACGGTGCTAGATGTATTGGTATTGTTGATACTAATGGCAATACTACCTTCTATTCCCGCACGGGAAAAATCTTTGATACTCTTGGTGTTGTTGGCGACGGCATTAAAGCTCTGGGACTTACTAATGTAGTTCTTGATGGTGAGCTTTGTCTGGTTGATGAAGATGGTAACGAGGATTTCCAAGGAGTAATGAAGGAACTTCGTAAGAAAGACCATACTATTCCTAATCCTTCTTACAAGATTTTTGATATGATTACTCATGATGAGTTTTATAGTCAGAAGGGAGAATATAATAGACCTTTTGGTATTAGACTGAAGAATCTTACAGAAGTTATGAAAAAGAATGAATGTCCATGCTTGACATTGTTGGAGCAATCTCTAATTAAGAATGAAAGTCATTTCCAAGAGTTTGTTGAACAATCTACTCAGAATGGCTGGGAGGGGCTTATGCTTCGATCTGACGCTCCATATAAAGGCAAGCGATCCAAAGACCTATTGAAATATAAATCGTTCTTTGATGACGAATACGAAGTTTTGGATACAGAAATGGGGCCATTCCGTTATGTTAAGGATGGTGCAGAGTGTGAGGAGACTATGTTGAGTTGTGTTATGATTCAACATAAGGGTCATACTGTAAGAGTAGGGTCTGGTTTTAGTATCGAACAAAGACAGGAGTTTTATAAGAATCCTAAGAAAATTCTTGGAAAACAAATAACTGTACAATATTTCGAGGAGACAGAGAACGAGAAAGGTGGCATTAGTCTGCGATTTCCAACCTTCAAGATTCTTCATGGAGAAGAAAGGGACATTTAATGAAATATCAACCAAATAAATATAGTAAAAGCGCTGATTTTAAAATAAGTCGAAGAATGATCCAAGAATATGGTTTTGAAGAGTCCCGTCGCATAGGAGCATTAGATAACCTAGCACAACAAAAAAACAAAGAACTTGAGACTAAGACAAAGCTCAAGAATCAAGTAAAACGCAAAAAAAGAACATGAAAAAAACTATAGAATGAAAACCATTTGTGTTTTATCTTACGAAAGAACTGGTAGTACATGGTTATGCACAGCATTAAATACCCACCAAACTTGGTGTGTTTTTGAAATTTTTTCTAGAAATCCAGCATTATATTATTGGAATATGTTGGCTCTTTTAAAAATCAAAGATAACATTCCACTATCTGCAATAGAAACCTTTAAAAAGATATACTATCCAAAAAATTTATTCACCGATGCCAAATCTTTTGCCAAAATTAAACAAAATATGTTGGCTAAAGAGCCATTTAGTATAGACTTACTAAAAGACTTTCAATCAGAGGCTTATGATCAGGATAGAAATTTTTGTTTTAAAGTTTTTCCTGAGCATCTAAATAATCATATAAAAATACAGGACATAATAGAAATATCAGACCATATCATTGTCAACTATAGATCTAATGTCCTAGAAACTTTTTTAAGCTGGAAAATAGCAATCAAAACAGGGGCTTGGTCAAGCAGAGACATAGTAGACCCATCTATTCAAGACTTACGCATCATTTGGAATAAAGAAGAATACGACGTTTTTTATAGAAGAATTGTTGAGAATATTAATTTATGGCTAAAAGTTAGCTCAAATAAAAACAGAACTATTCTCAGATATGAAGATATTCATTCTCATCAAAACCATGAAGACAAAATAGAATTCTTACAAAAAAAATTCAGAGAAACGAATCTCAATGATCTGGAATTGAATTATAGTAACGATTTTAAAAAACAGATTGATTATTCTTCGTTTGATAATCTTATTGAGAATTACTCAAATTTTCAGAATGACCTAAATCCTGATCTTAATATTTATTATTTACACAATGGCATATAACTCACTTATTGTTTTGGGTTTACCAAAATCTGGAACCACATATTTATCTAAATTTTTTTTAAAGCAATCCGCTTACAGTGTCATAAGAGACACTTCTGATGAATTTCATCATAATATAGTAGACATACAAAAATTTGATTATTCTTTTGGTAAAAATCCCGATATGTTATTTTCGTATCACAAAGACGATATTTTTGAGAAATGGATTCAGCATATAGATCAAATATCTACAAAAACATTATTTTTATTATTGTATAGACCATTTAATGATGTTTTTTATAGTCTATATAAACACAGAATTAAATATAAGGCAATAGAATCACAAATGGAATACAAAGATTTTCTAAAACTAGAAAAAAATAGCTTTCTAGAAATAGAGAATAATTGCTTAAAAGCCATAGATGTCATAAAAAATAATAAGTTTATGATCTTATCTCAAGAAACTTTGCAAATACAAAATACTGTACAATTATTGAGTAAAATTGGTTTAGAAAATATCATAGAAAATTTATTTCCATATGATGACCATAATGAGTTTGTTTATCATCCTTATTGGGTTCCTTATGTTCGGTCAAGACCAAAAGAACAGGACTATATTTTTGATAGGGAAATAGAGGATGCTTATGTCAAGTTTCAAAATAATAAAATCTTACAGTCAATAACCTACAAAACGGACTAAAGACTGACTACTTGACAAGACGATACGCTTAGTGTAGAATGGCAGCATACACTTTGGAACCAACTTTTGAGGATAACATGACAGAGATTGTTGTTGAGAAAAAACCGGTCGTGATGAGTACGAGCAAGGCTGATGAGTTTTTTAAGAATTTTCCCAAGGACAAGGTAGTTGCTTATAGGGACTATTGGGAAACTGTTCGCCCCAAGACTGATGAAGATATTTTTCGTCGCTATCTCTTTGCATATTGCAGTGTCCACACAACTTGGCAGGGAAATGTCAAGGGATATAATGCTATCAAAAATTTTAGTGAATGGGTGGACAGTAAGGAAGTTCTTTTGGAAAAACTACACAAGAGCGGTGTTGGTCTACATAATAATCGCACTACTTATATCTGGGATTTTAGCACCAAGTTTTGGGCTAATCCTAAAGATTTTTATCTTACAACCAAGAAGTATCACGTTAAGAAACGCGACAGTATCCTAAATAAGATTAGCGGAATTGGTCTGGCTAAGATTAGCTTTGCTCTGGAGATGATTCATCCTAATGAGGCAAGAGTATTGTGTGGGGACATTCATCAGCTTCGGCTTTACGATGTTGAGGCTCTTAAATATAATAAGAGCAAGGTCGGGTCACAGATTTATAAGAAGATGGAGCGTCATTGGATGGTTAACTGCGGTAAGTTGAAAGTCCCATCTTATGTAGCAAGGTCGATCTATTG